CGCCACCCCAATTCGTGCTCCAAGATTTATACACAGTTCCTAATACGCCATCAGATTCTGCTTTAGATACCAAAGCATCATATTGACTAGTGTCATTAATGATAATGTCTGGGCGTCGTGCAGTTTCAAACCATGAATCATTCCAAGGTACGATTTCTAATAGCCCATTAAATACGAATATATTAAATGGGTTCACCGATTCTGAGTGTGAAGCTCGTGGTTGTGATACTAAAGGAGTAGTACTAACAATTTTTAACGTTGCTAAATCTCCATTAACTTCATAATTACGACCTGCTCGACTTAAATTAGCACCAATGCTTTCAAGTAAAGAAATGTTAGTTTGAGTAAATGATGGCCGAACTTCGCCAGCTTTAATATCAATAGATGCTTTCCAATCTACAGATAAAGCTGATCCAACTCCTTGACCAGTAAAATCATCAACTATAAATCCATTTTGTGGACGCTCTAAACCATAATTATCATATGCTTTATTGTTAACTGTATTCTGCTCTAACAATGATAAAGTAGTGTAATATTCTAAGTTATTAATTCGACTTTCTAGTTTACCAATATCGCGCATTGTATAGCGTTTATTTTCTATTTTATTTGGAACAACGCTTGCAGTAGAACCAGTAAATGTATATGGCTCAACGTTAAACGTGTACAAATCCATAGAATCTTTAGGACTTGGCGGAACACTTGGATATAGATCTGGTATACCACGAGTAATTATAAATTCACCCGTTGTTGTTAACGATAGTTTGTCGATACGACCTAAGTAATAATTGAAATAGATATCTGTTTCTTCAGCATACTTAGGAATAACTACATTAGAAAACGTGCCATCTGAATTACGTAGAGGCCTAAAGTCTAAAATGCTTATTCTATCTGATGGGATTTCTTCATACAAAATATTAGAGCTACCATGCGTATATGAGTCAATTGTGAAGTAATCACTAGATCCAGCATGATTAAAATAACTATAAGTAACTACTACGCTTCCAGTAGCAGTAAATCCTGGTTTAACTGTAATAGATGATAGATCATAATACGCAGCTTTTGCGCCATCATCGAATTTAAATCTAGAAGTAATATCGCTACCGCTTTGCGTAACGCTTATCAATTCAAACCCGTCACCCTTTGAAAGTATAGCAGTTGATGGGCTGCCACTGAGAGTTACTGTCTCGGTAATATTAGTTAAAGTCTTAAGGCGTGGTGTAGATCCATTGACTGCTTTACGCACATTGCATATAACTACATACGCGCCAGAAGAACCAAATGTAAGCGTAACAGAAGCGCTGCCGCCTCCACTGACGCTGAATTGTGCACCAGTTGCACCGCTTGTTACTTGCGTTAAATGGGCACCTGTAGATGCATTGACTACTATATAATTTGTAGGATCTGTGCTAACACCAAATACATAGCCAGATTCTGAAAATGTAGCAGTAGTTACTCCACTGCTTGTAGTATATTTCTTATAAAAACTATAGTTTAAATCTTTCGTGTTATTTACTGCATATACTGGAAGTCTATAATAAGATATTTCTGATCTTGGACTTTCTATTGTAGCTTCAACTCGATAAATGTTTGTTCCAGCAGAAACCGTCCCAACTGCTACGCTATCAATTAAACTTACGACAATGCTATTATTAGTTGCGATACTTTCAACACGGTATGGATTAGAATTAAAATAAACATAATCACCAATTTTTAAATCTTGAATAAACGTAGTATTGATACCAGATAGTGTAGTACTATTAGCTGAAGAAATTGTGCCTGTCAATTGAGTTAAAGTTGGAATAACTCGTGCAGTAAAATCTATAGCACCGACATCAGAATAAAGATACTTTGCATCACGTGAAAATACTTTTCCAGAAGTAATCGACAATCTAAATAAAAACACTTTATAAGTTAAAGGGCTTAAACTATGAAGTTGAATTTGTTTAATGCGTGCAGTTGCAACAACGTTACCGCCAGAAGGTGTTGCACCAGCTGTGCCGTACTTATCGTAAAATGTTACGTCTGTATTGATGTCTGGTAGAAAGTTTGTAGAACCTACGATAACATAATTACCAGGACTAGTGTCAATTGACTTTGCTTCATAATTTGATAAATCACGAGCTTTATCTAGCGTTAAATATTGAGTGACAATCTTCTCAACTTCATAACCACGAACATATGCTTTTCCTGGCTCGACTGCTAAAGAAATTTTTCGAGTTAATGGAACAACGTCTGTTGAAGGACTTAAAGAATATGTTGGTCCTTGGTATAAACCATAATTAAATGGAGGAGTAGTATCTGCTAACCAATTGGATCCTACAGCAAAACTTCCAGATACGGAAGAAGTATGTTGTGTTATACACTTATATTTGATGCCGCCAGATACAACGATATCACCTTTAATAAATGTCTTATTATTATCCCATGATCCGCGATCATTATTGCGATATTCTCTAACTTGTATAGGAAAATCTCGCACAGTGTAATCACCAGACTCATCATATGTGCGTCTAGCAAAAGTTTTTTCTATTTGAGCATATGCAGTTTTGTTAACTAAGAATTGAACAACGCCAACTTTAATAGTCAATAAAGTAATAAACTCATCGTCATCAGTGGTGCTGTCGTATGATTTACTAGTCAATGTAAGTTCAATAGAATATCGAGCGGAGCCAGGTGCTGCATAATTTGGAGAACCTAATGCATTATCAAGAAGACTATCATCTTCTTCAGGATAGATAACACTTTCATTTACTTGAAGGCCGCATTTTGCGCTAGCTTGATCACTATATTTTGCTAATACTGTTGTTTGCGCTTCTACATATACGAAATGATTCTTAACATAATACACGCCTTCTTGAATCGACGCTGTAGTTCCATGACCTTGCGCTAGCGCATCAATTGAAGTTTCTTCAATTTGAAGATCTAAACCTGAAGATCCATCAACTGGCGCAATTATTTCTCCTGAAGTAAAAGTGCCAGAACCACGTGTGTATTTTACGAATATAGTATCTGCTTCGCTTACATTATTAACAACTTCTAAAGGAGTTGCTGTAAGAACAATAGCTTGAACACCAGATGTTCTTCCTACGTACGTTTTTCCAATAACTGAAGATAAGATTGCGAATGTTTTAACGGCCGCACTAGATGCACTAGTTGCTTTTAATTTAGCATATGCAGTTTTAGAATCATAAGAAACTTGCCCAGGAATGATCATAGCACCATTCTTAAACATATGGTCGCCATGACGCTTTATTTGTTGCTGGAGAATTGTTTGAAGTTGCGTTAATTCCCGAGCTTGAATAGCATATCCCGGCCGAAATAAAATTCTATAGAATTTCTTTCCTTCGGAATAATCATCATAAAATGGTTCAATATTAAAGTTGAGTGACATACTTTTTCTCTTCTGGAATTAATTAATAAGATCTGTTATATTTATCTTGCTTATTAGAAAATAATGGAATTAGTTACTACAACAATCTGTTGCTCAGACGGAGAGAATCTTATTCTATTATCAATCAATAACTGATCTCCCGAAAACTTATTAACATCTGGAGTAATGATATTTGTAGTATTAAATACTGCTCCAACTTTACTAAAAGTAGAACCTGAACTTGGAATTTTATTGTCTAGGTATGATAATAACACAGCTGCTTCTGTAGTAGAATAATTGCTATTTTTTTCAATAACTTTAAATGCATAAGATCTATTTGGCGTTACACTAGTATCTATCCAATTAAGAACATCATCTAAATTAAGTAAACTAAATCCGATTTGTCCTTTTGTACCAATAGCGATAAGGCAAGTAGATGCTAAAGCAGAACGTATGTTAATGTCTTTTCCGTAAATTTTTGGATTTTTAACTATACACACTTGACGATAATCATTCGTTGCAGTAAATCCTTTATTTTTTTCTTTAGAAAGATTTCCAAAGAATACGATAGTCTTAGCATATAATTCACTAATAGCATCTCTTCCGTGTCCACCTTTGGGAGAAATAATTTCTTCAGCAGTTGCAGGAGAAGCTGCTGGACCAGTTATAATTACATTAGCATAAGTATAATCCCGTCCAATAGTATTTATAGAGATCTTATCGACACTGCCTGTCGCAGTAAGAACAGCGGTAGCTGTTGCGCCGTTGCCATCACCAACTATAGTAACTATTGGAGGAGATGTATATCCAAAGCCAGGATTAATTACATTTACAACATGGATTGCTCCATCAACAGCAGTTAATTCAACTGTCGATTGTCTAGATTCTATATCGCCAATGCCGAAGTTTAAAAGAATAGAAGCTTCTACGAAATCTGGATTAACTAAAGGACTGCGATCTAAAGATGTGTTTACTGTCACTATCGCATACGTATAACCAATTCCAGGCTTTGTAATTCTAATAGATTCTATTTCACCATTTGAATTGATGAGAGGAATTAGCTCTGCTTCATTTTTTAAAGTGTTAACACGAAAAGATAAACCAGTTGCCGTTTGGCCAGAAAGTGAAGTTGCATTTACTAAAACAATATTGCCAACATTATTATTTGGATCTTGTAAAATAGAGTTAAAGGGTTTTGAATATCCATAACCAGAATTAGTTACAGTGAAACCAGTTATAACTCCAGCAGAAATTGTAGCAGTTGCAACAGCTTTAACGCCATTAGGAAGATCAGGATCTTGGAATAATAATGTAGCTGTCGCATAACCAGTTCCTCCAGTTACAACCGATATGGATTGCACCTGATAAGGATTTTCTTCAAGTCGACCGTCTCCCGTTACTGTGAGAGTTGTAAATACAGAACCTAAGCGTTCTACAATTGGTTCTAACGATGCGTGCCGGGATGCACCGCCACCTGTAATAGTAACAACTGGTGGATATGAATAACCAGAACCTTGATTACTAATTACTAAAGAACTTATTTGACCTCCAGAGAGTGTTACTGAAGTCACAGTTGCTGGAACTCCTCCAACCTGATCTGGATTTGAAAGAGTTACAGTAGGACTAGACGAATAACCTGAACCACCCTCTATAATTCTAAATCCCGTTACTTTATATGACGTGATTGGATATTTTTTTCCAGGATTTTCAATTGTAAATGAAACAATAGATCCTTTTGAATAAAATTGGTTTGAAAGCGCAGTAACGACTGGCATACTCGTAGCTGTTAAAAATTTATTGCGAACTGATAACGGAACGGTATACATATATTTCCACATGTAACCATCATCGAGAGTAATGGCTACAACGGAAGTTCCAGTTGGACGTACAGAAGAAGGCTTAGCGTTATTATTAAAAAGACATTTATAAACGTTAAAGTCATCAGTTAAACAATAAAACTCTGCATTTTCTAATGCTGTAGCGCCAGAATACGCGGGCTTGTCGCTACTATATTCTCCATACATATCAAACGTATACCCAGCTGCCCAATTAATTCTTGGAATAACTGCGCAAATATCATTAGCGTCAATCTGCTTATATAAGATTGCTTCATTTCGTGTAGCATTTTCATATGCAAACGAATCTGATACTGGTTCGGGGACAGATTCGTTAGTCCATACGCCAGGATGGCAATAGACGTAATAGTATCTGCTTATATTTGATACAATCTCTGAAATGACCGACTTAACTAAGTTGGTCTTCAGAGAGAATTTTAGTAGCGAGGTTGCCATTTATAGTCCTGTTAATTTTCTTCCAAGGGTCCATCCACTTGGCTCTGTTCCTGGAGTAAACAGTTTTGTGAATTCACCATTGCTATACCATTTCATTTTCTTATTTAGTTTAGCAGTTTTCATATTTATTATACGCTCATCAGTGTGTTTTGTGCCGGTAAGCGTATTTTTTATTCTTTGGCGCACTTCATCTGGTTGTGAGTGACTATACTTACGCATTTTTTCTAAAGTTTCTTCACTAGCTTTTTTGCCAAGATGTGCTATTCTATTTTTTTCCTTTGCAGCATCTGTATGAGTCTTACCACGTCGTTTAGTGTTGCCACGCTGAGCTTCACTCATTTTTTGACGACTACTTAAAGTTCGAATAGGATCGCTTAAACCAGTTTCTTCAATTAAATTTAACCAATTATCAGATTTAACTATATCATTTTCTTTAGAAAAATTTACAGCAAATTCATTTATACTTTGCTCGTCTAAAAATAAACAATACCATACATTTTCTATGTATTCTTTACCATGATAAGAGAAATGCTTTGTCCATCTAATTCCAGACCCATTATATGTTTCAGGATTTTTAGTGGTTTTACCAAAATATAACTTACCCGTAATAGAGTGTTGCTTTATATACAGGTAAGTTGGTGGAAAGCTTTGCATAAAATACTCCTAATTTTATAGAAGTATTTATACGCATTAGGCCGTCATTGTATAGTTACAGTCCAAGTGATTGCGATAGAATCGTTAGCGGCTTTGTTAACAACATCAAAAGAAGTCTTACAAAGCATTGTACCTGCTGCGCCAGTAGCACTGTTAAAAATACCAGCTTCAACTAACGAACCAGTTCCTGTACCAGCTGCAAAAGTTGTTGCATATGTAACAACCGCACCTGATACTACACCACCTGCAGTCGTTAAACCAACACGAGCTAATTCAGAAAGTGCAGGAGAACCGCCAGTAGATAATTGTGTATCACCTACAACTGGAGTTGTTTTAGCTGGGTTAGAACCAACCGTTGCATTACCGCCAACAGCCATATGTGACATTTGAAGTGGAATCGTATGTGATGGAGAACCAGCAGTATCTTTCATACGCTGAGCAATCCATTGCTTACCTACTGTTACAACGATGTTAGAATAGAATCGATCTTCGATCAATTCGCCGTTAGGGCCGAAGTGAGCAATAGCAAGTGTACCGCCCATTTCAACTAAGTTAGTGAATTTGAAAATTGGAGAAATCATATGTTTATACCTTTTATGAAAGTGATTTTGTTGTATGCTCCGAATACGTTTCTGCTTCATAAGAAAACGAAGTAGATGGATCCGAAGTGTCTTGATTGTACATATTATAGTACAAAATTCCAGTGTTTGTATTATTTATTGCGTCTGTGTATAGTCTATTACTATTAAAAAATGGAGTGCTATCTACGCTACTAGTACTTTGGTTGAACGTTTCTCCACTCCAAACCCAATCTCTTCCTGATTCTACAGGAGTAGTTCCATCAGCATTTGATCTTGCATATGTTACTGCAGATGTAAAGAAATCTGCATCTGGATATTGTATACCTCCAGAAAAATATCCATCTAAATAGATTACGTCTACATATTTAGGAAATCTTACAGGTGCAACTTCATCAACTGCAGTTACACTCTTATTCCAAGAACCGCCACTCAATTCCCATATGAGGGCGCTTTGTACAGATGTAATAGAATCTTGTGTAGTACCACGAGCAAAATCTTCTACGTTTTGGTCTAATTGAGGAACATTTTCTTCTCTTGGTTTTGCAATATCATTTATTCGTGTAAATGCTGTGCTTACAAGAGAATTTTCAATTGGATCATTTGCTGATCCTTTAACCATATCATACTGTTGTAATGTATAAGGATCAACAGTAGACCATCTGGCGTTAGTTTCCATTGTTGAAAACGTTAAGCCTGTAGTTGAACCTGCTGTAGTAGTTAAAGCAGTTCCATCGATATTAGTTAATACAAATTGATAAGGTGTAACACCAGAAAAACTAACAGAACTTACTCTGTAAATAGTTGAATTAGCTGCCGTTGGTTCTTGATGTTTTGCAGTACCTGTGCCAGAACCAACACCTATAGCAGTGAACACCTGGTCTATTGCATTTGAAGTAGCTCCAATTGAAATGAAATCAGTTGTGCCAACGCTAACTATTTTATAGCTTCTTCCAATTACAAACGATCCAGCATTTTTAGTTTCATATTGTGATATGGTTCCACTTCCACTTAAAGTTCCAATTACTCGCATTAATTGACCAACAACTAGTGGAGTAGCAATTGGGAATCCTGAAGGCGTTAATACTGATGTAGTAGTAAATTGTCCAGCGGTACCACTCACTAAAACACTGTTTAATTGAATACCGATTAAGCTTCCGCTAGAATCATATTTCCTAATAGAAATTTGTTTATCTTTAATGTCTTGAAGAAACGAATGAATAGCTGGTAACGCATCCGCTTTAGGCATTTCAATAGTATTCGCAGATTCGTCATCAGTCACGAAAATAGCTTCTAAGAATTGACGGCGAATAAACGCAAGTAATGGTGATGCAGAAACTAAGTAAGAATTCTTAATTGTATATTCAGCAAACAATTCTGTTCCAGCAGGATGCATCAACTGCTTAACGATATCATAATAGGATTCTATTTGTTGTTCTACACGAATAACATATGAAAATAATTGATAATATTTTCCGTCTTGAATAAAGGACTCATCTGAAATGAATCCATCTGATGCAGAATAATACCCCGGATATACTGCAACAGCGCCAAGTTCTATTTTTATTTCTGCAGTACTTGTATCAATAACGTTCATGGTGCTAGCATTGGTATAGAACGACCCAATTATTTCACCAACATATGTACCATCAGCGTAAAATACTTTTTCGTTATTGTTTCCAGCCGGAGTGTAAAACCTATCATAGTAGAAATAATCTTGTTTATTGATATAACCCAAATCAACGAATCCAGTTGTTTGATCTAGGAATGGTCCTGGAACTGGATGACGATATGCTAATGCTGTAGCTTGTTTATTACTAAGTTGTGCGTAGAACGTAGATGTATAATCTAAACCAAAATTAATAACTTGAATCTTTTTAATAAGTCCATTTGTTATTGTACTTCCTTCAATACTATTGCCTATCTTAGTAACCTTAATTAAAGAACCATCGCCGCTTTCTGTTTTAAGATAATATAAAGCGCCAACTTCAAATCCAGCGCCAGCAGTAGTAATAGTATATTTGTTAGGACATGGAAGTATTATACCGGTGTCTTTGCCATCTTGAGACTCTACAGTATCGCCAATAGATATATCCGCAGTGTATGATCTATCGATAAAGACTTCATATACTCCAGGACGATAAAGAACTACACGTGGAGAAAACACATGTATTTGTTTATTTGTAGTAGATATGTCAATAATCTTACCGGTAAGATTAAAAAGATTACCTGAAACACTTTGCACGAATACTGATTTTTCCTGAACCCACTTTCCATCAGAAGCTTTTAAAATTTGCGTAGATGGATAAAAAATATCAGAATCTTTGTTAAAAAGAATTCTAAATAAAAATTGGTATGATTCTTTAGATCCACGTGATTGATAAAATTCGCGAATTCTTTGTAGAATAAAACGCTCATTTGCTAACGTATTAGTAGGAAATAATACCGATAATTCTTTCTTAAATCGAAGTACGAATTCTTCTAAAGTATTATCGATAGAACGAATATCTTCTAAATTACGCTGTTGGCTTTGGTCTAAAAACTCGTAATATGCTTTTATGAAATTAACAAATAGCTCATACTCTCCTCGAATATATTCGGGGATTTGTCTTTCTAATGCAACTGCAATCGGCGTTTTATTGCTCATATTTTACGTTCTACCAGATGCAAGTTTATGTGTTGCTGATGTTATTTCTTGTTCCATAACAATAGTCAAATACTCTGAATCTATATTTACGATTTGGTTATGCATTGAAACAACATCATCTGATTGAGGTTTAATAATAAACTCAAAATTAGAATCACTTAGCCCAGTTACAAATAAAGCATTTATTTTCAATTGCCCAGTATCATAATTGACAGAGCCTATAGTCTTATTTACAAATACTTTGGAAAAATCTAATAGATTGTAATAAAATAATCGTAAATTGCTGGCGCCATCGTCATCTATAAAATGTGCAACACCAGAATCATTTATGTAAAATCCATTAGTCATAACAGCTTCTTCTGCAACTCCCGCTTTGAATACGGAATTATTTAAATTAACAGTATAGCTAGAAGAAAGATTGAAGATTACATCGACGATACGGCGAAGAGTAACAGTTGTTACGTTGTTTATAATAGAAGAATCGGCGTCATCAATGATACGTACTAATCGCGAATAGCGTAACACTCCATCAAATTTTTGCAAATATGTATCATTATAATCTAAAATAGCTTGTCGTACAGATTGCTCAATTTGCGATAAAGACCTATTTGTTAAATTTGGATTATAGAATACAGTAGTTTTAATTTCGGCCGTATTGTAAATAGGATCTATTAGAGTTGGAAATATTCCAAGCATCGCCTTTGGTTTAATGATATCTTCTATGATAGCATTTTTTTCGCTTGTCGTTAAAAACAAACTTGATTGGGGTTTAATAGAAATATAAACTTTACCATAGATTGGAGGAGTCATTGTTTCTCCTCCCCAGCAATTAATAGCATCAATATCTGGGTAATTAGATTTTATGATATCAGCGTAATCGTTAGCAGTAACTGCTCGATCTTGCAATTTATATTTATGAGATACGTTGTATTTTATTTCATCGATTGATTCGGCATCCCTGCCACCTCTTGCCGTTTGAATAATTGTTATAGATGGAGCTACGCCAAAATCACTTCCAGTGTATGTAAATAACTTGATGCCATTTGCAGCAGAACCGTTTGTAACAATATATTCAACTGTAACAACAGAACCTATAGATGGTTCTGCTCCAAGATTATTTTTACCAAAATATATTTCATAATATTGATTTTCTATTTCTCTTATAAAATATACTTCACTAGAAGAAGTTAATGTTAGAACTTTTTCTGAATAGTTATATGTAGTAGTTAAAAGCGATGTTGGATTCTGAACTCTAACTTTAATAGTACTTACATCGATGTCATTGTTTTTTAGAACAATTTTACTTGCATCAAGCACATTAAATTTCTCAACTACTGGCGTTCCTTCATATAAATCTATAGAAGAAAATTCATATGTTCCTGTTGATTCATTGCGAGAACCAACGCTTTCAGAAGTAGTATAAAATGTATAATCTATACCAGAAACTGTAGCTTTGAATGGACTATATTTTGAAAGGGATAATGTGCGAGAAGTATTAGTTCCAATTGCTACAGACAAAGAAATTTTAGCAATAGCTGATGTTTTTGATGTAGGCAAATAGCCATAATTATTTGCAATTGAAACTACGCTATCACGTTTGCTAGCGGAATCTAAAAACATTTCATTTACTGCTAAATTAGTGTACATAGCATTATAATGCGTATTATACGCTAAAACATCAAGTAATACATTTAGTCCAGATCCATCAAAATCATAGTCAGTAAACTGATCTTGTGTTTGTAAGAACTCTTTTAGATTTGTCTTAATTAAATCGAAATCAAGATCTGAAACGTTAATTTTATTGTTAGCCATTAGCGAGTTCTCTCCAGAAACATGTTGACACTTATAGGTGTACTAGTGTTAATAATTCTAAAAACAATTGTAACGTATACACCATTATTATCAGGACTTAGCAACACTGATACGTCAAGCAAATTTATTCTAGGTTCATACGAGTTAATTGTGTTAGCCACAGTCTTCTTTATCATAGCAGAAGTCATTGGCGTAATAGGCTCGAATAAAAGAGATGATATTTGAGAACCAATATTGCTGTGGAATGGTCTTTCGAAATTCTTCGTAAGAATAATATTTTTAATTGATTGTTTTATTGCATTTTCATCAAACTTGCGTGAAATGTCACGAGATATAGGATTCGGAAGAAACCCCATATCTAAATCTGAGAATGTACGTGTATTAGCCATATCTTATATTTATCCACCTATAAACACTTTAGAAGAACCTTGCGCAACTGTATCTCCACACGCTATAGAATCACCAATTCTTATTGCAGCTTTTCCTTCTATTGTTACTTTACCACTTCCACTAGAAACTTTTCTAGTATTTCCAGAATGTACTGTTCTCCCACAAGCATGATCTACATATTTAGTAGATCCTAAAAGCTGGCATAGTTTCCCTTGGATTTTAGTTTTTGAAGAAAAGCCAGATTGTACTGCCGTTGGAGGAAAACAGCCGTGACCAGATGAAACGTGTCCTTCTAAAGATGCAGCTGGCATTAATGACCTCGTAGTACTAATTGTTTTAAAAGTAACCTATTTGCTTCCCAATCATTATTCACAGTTTGCTTTGCAATAAAAGTAATTACATTTACGTTATTCGTGCCATCATCTGGCGACAAAGTAATCGTATAAGTGACTTCAACATATCGAGAACTATCAGCTTGATATTTAATGATACCATAAAAAGACTCTGAAGTATAGGGAGATAAAACTTGAATACTCCCATCATTCATTTTAAATTGGTATTGCTTGTTTGGAAATACGTTTTGAATATTACCAGATATATTTATAGTATTATTTGAAAAAGAAGTAAAAATACCGTCGAGCGCTGGAGTATAAGATATATTTGTAACGGTGTATGCAATAATGCCTTCTTCGTCGGCTGGCGGTGGTGTAAATGCCGCAGAAAATTGAAATGTATCTATGTACTCTCTAACTGGAGGAAAGCGATTTATATCTGCAGCACCACCTAGAATAACTGCATTATCTTCTATTGATGGCACTAGTGTTGGAGTGACTGTCATTATTGCTGTCATTATGTTATCAGTGTAAATTGGCCAATAGCACTAACTACTTTATGATCTCTCATAGTGAAAACCATCTTTCTCGCTTTACTATAAGTAAACGATATATGAATCCATACAGTGCCATTCATACCACCACCAAGATATTCTAGCAAAAGCTGATCAAATGGAATCAATGCTTGAATCTTCTGAATAGCTTCGTAATGATATTTTCTATCTCCTTTAAGTACGATATCAACTGCTTGGCCAGAGTTATGCTGACTACCAGTGCTACTAATTCCAGGAGTATCTTGAGGTCTTCTAAATCCAGAAGTAATAATTAAATTAGGATAAAGACTATATACAGGTTCAAGGCAATTTTCACACAGCCCCTTAAGATTACACACGATTCCTTGAGGTGTAAATCCATTCTGAGGAATCGGAGGCCTAGTTCCATTTTTAGTTAGTGCGCCTAAGGTGAAATTCTTTGAAAGCTGAAATGAAGGCTCAAATGTTTGCTTTAACATAATCGCATCGCAAGATGCGCCTGGCGGACTAGTCGTATTTGGTGGAGCTGTTTGAGCTTCCTTTTTCTCGCCAGAATCTATTTCTTCTTTCTTAAGAGCGCCACTAGTAATATGTCTCTGTTGTTCTTTTGCAACACCAGCTGGGTTTGCATCTGCTTCTTCTGGAGTTTCATATACTGGAGTTCCTCCTGGGCCGCGCTTAATTACTCTTAATGCAGAAATTTCTGGCATTTCTGGAGATTGCTTTGCTGCTGCAGCAGATAAGCCAGAAGCTGCCGCGCTTGCAGCGCCATTTCCTATATTGACATTAGAGCCATCAGCGTTAAGAGTACCACTTGCGTTTATGTCAAAATCACCTGAAGCTGAAGCTATGAACGCTCCATTTGACTTAATGTCAACTGTATCACCTTCAATTATAATAGAACTTGCTTTAAGTTTAAACGAATCAGTTACCGAAGCATTTAAAGATCCACTTACATTTAAATTTGCATCATTAAACACATTAATGTTTGCTACTCCGCGCACATCTAAATTTAAAGCATTTTTAACAAGAATATTACTAGCGCCATCGACTGTGACATTAAGAGAACCATGAACTTGTACAAATCCATTGCGTTCTAATATTTCGTAATTATCTCCAACTATACGATTTACTTGAGTTCCATTTGCATCTATCTCAGTAAATGTTCCAGACTTATGGTAAAGATGGACACGTTCAGAATTAGGAGTATCATCAAACTCCATTATATGCCCAGATTCGCTTTGCATTACATGATTAAACGGGTATTGAGCATTATATGGAATTGGCGATTGATCCCAAGTCCCGCCGCCGGCTATTTCTATTCCAGTCACAATAGCCGTTTCTTTTTTATAGACTACTGTTTTTTGAATTTCTTCGTGTCTTGCAAGTCTGTTAGTGTCGGGCTCATTTACATATAGAGGATACTTATTGTTAGGATCTCCAAATCCTACAGTGCTAGATGAAGATTGTGTTGATTTTTCTGCGTTATTAGATTCGGTTGGTTTCTGCGCTTGCGCATCTTCTTCTTTACGTTGTTCTGGTAATTCGCCAGCAATATTTGGTATTCCATCTTTAAGGAATAAATCTTTCTCTGCTTTTCTACGTCTCGTTAATCCAGGCATTGACTGCAATACACCTTTAACCATAGCCTTATCGTAAACTAGAAATTCAGCAGCAGCATCTAAATATTTTGTAGAATTAAGATCTTTTAATAAAGTAGACTTATTTAAAGTTCCAGGACCAAGATTATAAACAAAAGAAACTAACGCATCATACATTGATTGTGTTATAGGAGCACGGACTGCAGATGCAACTGCTGGGGAAAACTTTGTTTTTAGATCACTTAAGAAATACTCATCAGCTTGTGCTTTAGTGATAGTTGTTCCCATCTGAATTTCTTGATTATTAATCCTAGTAGTACCATAACCAATAGTTATTGGCTTTCCACCTGTAGCAGGATCCGGATATGCGTTTAATCTCAATCCTTCAAATTGATGCAATAATGTAATACAATTTTGGCTTGGTTGATACTCTGCTGCTCTTTTAAGTTTATTAGTATTTTGAACTACAGCAGGTGTAGTTGCAACAGTGCCAGTTGTTACTGGCTTTCCATCAGAAGTTGTTACAGGTTGTCCAGATCCATCAAGTAAAACATTTGATTGTGTAGTAGTTTCTTGAAGTTCACCATCAATTTTAATCTTAAGTGTATTTTCATCAATGCCAACATTATGAGCTCCGCTTTGAGGAATTCCTCCAATAGAACCTATGATAATTGGGAATTGTTTATGCTCATCTTGAAACATTACAACAACCCAAGTGCCTTCTACAAGACCAAGAGGTGATGTTCCTATTCCAGATAATGCGGCTGAAGTTATAGGCTGCATTGGTATTGCCCAAGGCAAATCAGCACTTGGGAGTCTCGCTGCATCGTGAGTATGCAACCCAACTACTCTAACTTTACATCTTCCAAGTTTTAATGGATCATTCCGATCTTCTATTACGCCAGTATATAACATATTATTCCATCTTCGATTCTTTAGACAATTCTAAAATACATGTATGTTTATCACGTGAAATTATATGATTTATAGCACTAATTATATAATTTCCGGAATACGTTTTATCAATAAACCCGTTGTCTCCACTAGGTTGATCTTTAGAAGCAATCACTGCAGGTTTTGGAACTTCTACATAAACTTTTTTACCTACAGTATAATCAGTCCGCCCAAATACATCTATCTCAATAACGGCCGACCGAAATAAATTTAATTTAGAATTTCTTTGTTGCATCGTAGTTACTGAACTTGTATCTGGGAATCCATTGTGAGCAGAATAATGACGCATTTCATTAAAAATCATATGTGCTGCAGTGACAGGTTTTGATGTAGTATAAAGTGCTTTCTTATTTAAATGCGGTGATTTATCAAATTCAGTTAAAGCGTCATAGTCCTTAGCAAAATATTTTTTCTTTACGAGATCATACGCAAACATTCGAGAAGCATACGCTCCACTTTGTGTAAATTTTAAAGCATCATATGGTTCACGTACTTTCATTTCTAGAATTTGCTGATAGTCTTTATTTACATTACGATTAGAAGTGTTTCCATTAGTATCTCTTGTATGATTATCTTTAATAAACTTTTGCAATACGTCTTGCTTATATAAAGTATCTAAACTTTTAAAATTAAACCCTTCTCTATTCTCATAAAACAAATAAGACGCATGGCCTTCATTACTTTGAGCGTTATTTGCTAGGAAATTTAAATTTTTTGCTGGAGACCAGAAATTTGAAATATATTTTATAGCATTTTTAGTTGGTTCAATTGCATATTTTTTAGTAGTATTCAACCCATCTTTACCTAAAATTTCTTTTGCTACATCTCCAATATTTCCACGAAACGCTTTAGATTGTTTCATATTTAAATCAATTAATGCTTCATACGATATACAATGTAATGTATACGCAGCATTTCTATCAGTAAGTAATAACCTATCACTTATTTTATAGATGTAATATTTGCCTTTAAAAAATAGTTCTTCTTTCGTAAATCCTGGAGTAGAAATTTCAAGATTAATAATTTCTTCACCTCTTAAAGGAAGCGCATTTATAAAATCTTGTGATTCACGAATAGTGATAGACATGGAAATAAATGAAGAAAAAAGATCTTCATATATTTCTATTCCAACAACTTGATTTGTCATATTGACTTTAAAATTTGCAGACGATACTACGTCTAAACGACGTATAACTATATCTCCGGCAAACTTAACGCTTTCTGTATATGAACTCATAGAATGTCTTTAAATTCTTTAATTATTTGCTCTATTAAAATTGGATCTATTATCTTAATTCTACGCTTAGATTCATTTAAATTAAACTCATACTCATAATTGCTAGTAGTAGTATAATTAGCAGGTATAGTAGATGAAACAACTTCAACGTATGTATCTTCATTTCTAACTTTTACTGTTTCTCCTGGCATAAATTTTCCAACTCTAAGAGAAGCTTCAATAGTAATATTGATGTTATTTGAATTAACTGTTATGGTGTCAACACGAGCTTCATATCCATTTATCATACTTACTAGCACTTTGCCAGGAACAAGCATGCCAATGCCTCCTCCATCAATCACAGAATCTCTAAATACTATGGTGTTAATGCCTTCTTTTATAAATCCATCTACTTTATAATCATGAATATGATAACGTTGATCGACATATGTGTTACACTTTACAAGACCAGTTGATAAAGTGCCACCAATAGTAGCATTCCATGTAGTACCAACTGTATTATTAGATGCTCCGAATGCGATTTGGTTACCAGAAGTTATTGTTGTATATGATTGACCTGGCGCAATAGTTTGCGTTGAGTTAACTTGATAACTATATTTGCTCGTAAGATATGTGTCAAGTTCTAATTGTGATAATGGGAAATCATTTATATAATCATATCGTTGATTAGCAAGCATAATAACCCAATGATAATACGGTGTGCCGTATACCTTTTCCGATATAATTTCAGGAGTTTCTCCTTCTGCTATATCGTAATAATCATATAGAGTGATATTCTCTAAAATATTTTTACGAAATCTAACATTTTTTGTAATATCAGTAATTACTCTATAGTCAGTGCCATTCGATAAATCGAAATCGTATACTATCTTTGGAAAATTTGCAAAATACATTATAGGCCTTGTTCGATAAGTTCTTTAGTAAGAACAGTGAGTTCTTTAAATGACATAGAGACATTGATTTGTGTAGGACGACCACCTTCAAACGTTGAAAAATTGCCAAGGGGAGTATAATTAATATTCATTTCATAAAGTACGCACGAAGTATGACGATGAATATTTAAGTTTTCTTCACCATTGTGATGATACTCGATGTCAAATTCTGAAGGATATAAAAATAGAAAATTTGTTGCATCTTTAAATTCGGGATGCATATGGTATTTGAATGTTCTAATAATATTATTTACGTTATTAGATTCCTGTTGACTTCGTGGAGCAAATTGGTATTCCATAGTGAATGAACGAAAGTCCATTCCTTTAAATATTTGTTCTTTCATTGGATTTGGTGCTAATCCGCTTAATGCTGATAAAGCACCACCCATAGGTCCTTTAGACATAGCTACAGATGCAGCAATAGGAGATAAGTTCTTTGCTCCGCCAATAATTGCTGCTGCAGCTTGATCTCCTTTTTTATCAACTAAAGCTTTTCCTGCAGCAGCCAACGCTCGTCCTGCAGCTTCACCTCCATCAATCAATGCTTGCATTGCAAAAGTCTCTTCTTCAGACCAACCTGCACCATATCTGATCGCTAGTTGATTTGGCACATGAAGAGCAATTGCTGTTTTTAATCGTTTCTGAGGACGCGAAAATTTAGAAGCTTTAGTATTCATTGCAACCGTTGCTGCTCCAACTCCGCCAATTGCAGCACCACCAACTCCACCACCAGATACGCCGAAAGCAGTGCCGAGGCCTCCCCCCGCTGCGGCAGTGGCAGCAACCACAGCCTTTTGATCGTAATTTTTACCGTTTAGTTGTTTAGCGATTCTTTCATTATCGCCAATATCTACCGTTTCAATTTCAGGATTCTTTAGCATTTGCGATTCTTCATTTACGTTTATGTAGAATATAACGTAGTTAGATCCATAATCGGACTGTGAATAACCCGTTTGTAGATCACTCGTCAATCCCATCAAATCTGATGGATACTGCAAACCATCGGCAACATATTTGTTTCGATCCAATTGTTTTGGTTCATATGTTCTGGTTGGAACTGCTTTAATAGTCTGGGTTGCCATGAAAGTCCTATAAATAGTTGATACGGTGCTATAATTATTTATCTATGTTTTACAAGAGAAAGTATAAACCAATCTATCCACAAAAATATGCTGGAGATCATACCAATATAATTATGAGATCGAGCTGGGAAACCAAGTTCGCAATTTGGTGTGATAAAAATCCTTCTATATTAAAGTGGAGTTCTGAAGAAACTATAGTTCCATATGTTTCTCCTGTAGACAATAAGGCCCACAGATATTTTATTGATTTTAAAATACAAGTAAAAAGTAATACTGGAAGCGTAAAAACTTACTTAATTGAAATTAAGCCATATTCACAAACACAGCCTCCGGTGTCTTCACGAAAAACTAAAAGATTTATACAAGAAGTAATGACTTGGGGTGTTAATGAAGCAAAGTGGAAAGCTGCTAATAATTTTGCAAAAGACAGAGGTTGGGAATTTATGATTTTAACAGAAACTCATTTAGGAATAAAATGACAAGTATGCTAAACGTGTTTGAAAAGCACAAATACGATCCTAGTATAGTTACTAAATCTAGAACATGGTTTAGACAACAATCTATTCTCTTGAAAAAAGAGGGTATTAAACCGACGCGTGTGTATCAATATTCAGGAGCTTTTGCAGGTACTATAAAGCCAGGCAATATGTATATGTTTTTCTATGACCCAAAGACTAAAGACACGTTGCCATATTATGATTCATTTCCATTAGTGTTTCCATTTAGAAAAACTGAAAACGGATTTATTGGTCTGAACCTCCACTATTTATCTTATCGATTTAGAATAATTCTTTTAGATAATCTTCTTAAATTTAAAAATACTAAAGATATAGATGAAACTACTCGTTTGAAAATGTCATGGGGATTATTGCAAGGTATCTCTAAACATAAACTTGTAGAACATTGTGTAAAAAGCTATTTGTCTGATCACCTTGTCACACAATTAAAAATAATAACACCAACGGATTGGACGACGGCATTAATGATGCCAGTAGAAAGCTTTAAAAAAGCATCTGCCGGAACGGTGTGGAAAGATACTGGAGGAATGTAATGCAGACTGGACGTACATTAAACGATTTTATTTCTAACATAAAAAGCAGAAGTCTTGCACGGCAAAATCGCTTTACACTTGCTATTGAAGGTGGCTTAAATTCACAAGATGGAAACTTAGTAGAATTATTTTGTGAACAAGCCATTCTTCCTGGTTTGAATTTTGCATCACAACCAACAAGATCTTTTGGCGAACAACGTGAAGTTATATACGATAGAAACTTTGAATCAATTCAACTTACATTTTTAGTAGATAGAGAAATGAAAGTGAAACAATTTTTCGATAAATGGAGCAACCAAATAATAAATCCTTCTAGTCGTCATGTAGGCTATTATAATGACTATGTAAGAAGAATATTGGTTGTAACACAAGATACTAAAGACAATGATACATACCAATCGTTATTATATGAAGCATACCCAAAAACAATAGGTGCAGTACAACTTGACCAAAATTCAAAAGATGTTATGAAATTGCAAGTCACTTTTAATTATAAGTATCATGTAAATATTTTAAAAATATCACCATTTAACGATGAATCTGCAATGTTTAAGCCAGACGTAACTAAGAAAACTAATATAACTCAGCAGATGGGTAATTACTTAAATGGAAGTTCTGGTGTTGGAATGCCTGTTCCATCTTTATATTACGATAATTTCCAACAATATCAAGAAAATTTAAATGATCGTCTTTCTATTACTAAATCTCTTGGCCAAATAGAAAGACAGGGTATGGTAACTGGGCTTGGAAGTAAATTAGGTGGATTTATAGGCGGTCTTTAAATGACATATAATAAACTAAGTGAAATTTTTGATGTTCCACTAATACACGAAAAGCAAGAAGTTTTACCAGCACTTCAGTCTACATCAGAAAACGAAAACTTACAAGATGATTTTAATATCACTAGAATTAATATACGCAAAATAATAGAGCAAGGTAATGACGCATTAACTCACGCTCTTGAAGTAGCTAAACAAAGTGAACACCCGCGCGCATTTGAAGTTGTAGGTGGATTAGTAAAACATTTATCTGATGTAAATGCTCAATTGCTTGATTTGCATAAGAAAAAACAAACGATAGATGCTCCAAATAAAAAAGAAACGGCCGTAACAAATAATGCTATATTTGTTGGTAGTACCAGCGATCTTAGCAAAATGCTTAATGATTTGAGAAAAGGAAAATAATATGTCTTTACCAGTAGCAAGTTCCCCGAAATATAAATTAACAATTCCTTCGTCAAAGAAGTCTGTAACATTCAGACCATTTTTGGTTAAAGAAGAAAAAGCGTTAATGATCGCTCAGCATAGCGAAAATTCAGATACGATGATATCAACATTAAAATCTGTTATACAATCTTGTATAAGTGAACAGATTAGAGCTGATGAATTAGCGTTATTTGATATTGAATATATCTTCACTCAACTTCGCGCTAAATCAGTAGGCGAGAAAGTTGATATTGTCTTGAAGTGCGATACATGCACAGATGATAAAGCTCAAGTTCAATACACGATTGATTTAACAAAACTGCAAGTAACTATTCCAGAAAATCATAATAAGACAATACCATTATTTGACGATGTTGGCGTAATGATGAAGTATCCTACTCTTGATGTTATAAACAAAATTGATAGTTTAGACGGTAAAGATATAGATACTGTTTTCAATATTATCTGCACGTGTATAGATGCAGTATATAATGGTCAAGAAATCTTTAAAGCAAAAGATCAAACACCAGAAGAAGTTAACGAGTTTGTAAACAATTTAACACAAGATCAATTTGCAAAAATTCAGCAATTCTTTGATACGATGCCAAAATTAGAAGAACTCGTAAAATACAAATGCCCAGTGTGTAGCAAAGATCATGAAAAATACATAAGAGGGCTCGATAGTTTTTTTTAATATGCTTATATCATGAAAGTCTGCATAACTTCTATAAAATGAATTTTGCACTTATGCAGTACCATAAGTATAGTCTAAGGGAAATTGAGGAAATGCTTCCCTTTGAACGTGAAATTTACGTGGCCATGCTTATAGAGTATTTAGAAGAAGAAAAACAACGATTAGAATCTCAAAAAAATAGGTAGATATAAATGGCAAATACAACTGGTAATAGCTCTGTTAATTCGAGTATAAGACAAAACA